GCAGGTTCTCGGCCCAGCCGATGATCGTGCCCGGGGGCACCCGCGGGTGGATCTTGATCGGGATTCGAAGACCGCCATCGATCGCAAAGGGGTTGTAGTAAAACTGCACCACTCCGGACGCCGTCACTTGATATTCACCTTGGCTCCCGTCTGCCGCGGAGTCGAAGCGCAGCAACGGCCCCGATGCGTTCGACAGCACTTTGCTGGTGATGTTTTTCAGCTCTTGGGAGTTGACATAGAGGACGGTCGGCGAAAGTTCGAAATTGTCCCACATCTTCTGGAACATCGTGTCGATTTCGACGACCGAGCCGCGGCCGGACGCAGTCAGTGGCGTCCCGGTGCCGGCAGTACCGCTCGGCATGATATTGACATAGGCGTTCGACCCTGGCATGAGCGCAGTGGGCAGCAGCCCGTCATAAGCGTAACTGGGATTGGCCGAGTTATCGCCAGTGATCGCGGTCTGTGACTGATTGCCGGTGCTGAGCGGGGCACTGATGGCAAGGCTGTTGATCGTCGTGATGGCCTGCAAGGTCTCGGTCCCGGTCGCCGTCGAGACATACCAAGCATAGGCGACCGCACCCTGTATCGCAACGACACTGCAGAACAGAGTCTGACCGAGGGTTACAGCCTGGCTGGCCTCTGCGCTGATGTTCGACGAGCCACCGGACAGCATATAGCTCTTCCCGTCGGCTCCCGTGACGCTCTTCGAGGTGGCGACGCCGTTCAGGAGCGTCGAATTCTGGTATCCTTCCAGGGTCAGGCCGACGACCTTTACGTAGTAGGTTCCGGTCGGGAGTGTCGCGCCGCTGACCGATGCCGACAACGTCGGGGTTGCCGGCGTGCCGAGTGTCAGCGAGGCATTGCCGGCGAGGATTGCCATCTCCTCCTTGAGCATCATCTTTTGCAGGAGGCGAAAGGTCATTCGAGCTTGAATATCCTCGAATTGGCGTCCCGCCGAAATCGCTTCGAAGGTCGCCGCGTCCTCCTCGCCGATCGTCACATAAGTGGCTGATTTGTTTGAGGTCGAATAAGACATTTGGCCCGAGCGCTGGCCTTCTGGTACCCAGCCCATTGCATCAAAGCCGGAGCCGATGATCGAGTTGACCTGGCGCCAATTCGTTGCTGAGCCGGTGCCGCCGCCGACCCGCGGCATCACGTTCCGGATAGGGGTTACGAAGGGGTAGAGGTTCTTCGCCGGTGCTTGAAGGTCGTAGGCGAGCAAACCCGTCGCGGTCGAGATTGACTTGGCGAGAGTGTCGTTCGGCTCGGCCAGAGCGCCTTTCAAGAGCTCGAGCGATTCCTGAGTGAGCGGATTCATTTAACGGTCCTCCCGGAAGGGGGGCAATAAAAAAGCCCGGTCAAAGAACCGGGCTTGGTGACGGCTTCGAGGCGGTCACGCAAGCGGTGCCTGCGCTGTCGCAGTCAAGCGAAACAGAGTTTCGCCGCGAGGCCGGATGGGGTGGGTTAGTCCGGTGCCTGTCAGCGTTCGCCGGTGGCGGCACCGAGCACCGGGATTGGATTGGCGTAGCTCGCCTTGATCAGGGTGAGGGTCTGCTCCTCCTTGCTCATCTTGGCAAGCGCTGACGCGATCTCCTCCGGCGAGAGCGGGTTGTCACCGGCGCCGCTGCTGTTACCACCATCCTGCTGCTTTGACACCGAGATGCTGCCTCTGGCGATCGTCAGTGGCGGAAGCGGAGTACTGGCGATGTCGTCGACCCGCTTCGACAGCCGATCGAGCAAGGGCACCATTTCGCCGAGCGCCTTGACCAGCGCCGTTTTTTCGGCCCGTTCGTCGGCCAACACCTTGGCGAGGTCTTCCGTCCGTAAAGCTTTAACCGACTCGAATTCAGTACACTGGTGCTCTTCCTCACCGATATTCGCAGCGTCGCATTTGGCGCCGGCGGCGACCAAGTGGCCGTGCGCCGTGCGCAGGTGCGCCATCGTTTCGGCAGAATGGCGAGCACCAGTCTTTGCGACCTCTTCGGTGTCGGCGCTTCCTGTAGGCGCCAGTCCCAAATCAGAACTCGGCGACAGCTGATAACATGCCATCCCGCCGGTCAGCTTGCTGATGCATTCATGGGCAATATCCGTCAGGTTCTGGTGCGCACGGCCGCGCTTGCCACGCGCCCCTGCGATCGCGCCCGACCCTTTTGAACTGTCGACCGTGGCATTGTCGCCGGGGCGGAAATCCGGTGGCGGCGGCTCGATCTGGGGCGCGATGTGATCGATATTGCCCACTGCGTCGACCGTGGAAGTCTCGGATGGGGCCGCACCGGCCTCGCGAAGATGCTCGCTAGCCCTAGCCATGTGCGCCTTCTCCTCGACCGCCAGGCCGTCCATTTTCAGGCATTTGTCGCAAGCGCAGAGAGCCATGTCGATTAGCGCTTGGTCGCCTTGCGAGTGCTTAGCCCCGGCCTTCGCCAGGGGCAAGCTTTTGGCAAGGAGTGCGGCGGCGAGCTTCTGCATGTGCGGGTTCCCTGTCTTGAGGAGAGCGGTCATGCGCGCGGCTCCGGGCGCGCCAGCGGTCATCGCAATCAATTCAGCAGCGCGCTGCAGGAGACACTCGTCATCCACTTGCCCGTCGCCCAGAAGCTCTCCCGTTTGTTCGGCCACCTGTGCGTTCAAAAAGCCGCGCAGTTCGCTGATGATCGACTGAAGTCGGAGCGGTTGCGGCGAGTCATCGCCCTCGATCGCTGCCTCAAGCTCGAGTGCATCCCGAAGCCAGTCGAGGTCGTGAATTATTTGAGCCATGTGACCAACATCGCAAAGCGCCTTGGTTAGCGCTGCAGCAGATGCCTTTTCGACACCCGTGGCCGAGGGCGGTCCCTCGATGTCGATCTTCTCTTTCCAGGCGGCGATGATGGCCGCTCTAATTCGGGCGACTTGATCGGTCGTGTATCGCCGAGCATTGCTGGGCCTGTTGATATAGTTCCAGGCAGCGCGAACGTGACGCTCGGTGTCGATCGGGTAGCGATGCTTTCCGTCCGGCTGGTATCCGGGATCTGCGTAAATCAGCTCTCTGTGGCGCTCGAGTAAACTGTCGGACACGCTCCCATTCTCACGGTCATCAGCCCCCTGTTCCCCGCCAGGGGCAAGCTTAGCGAGCGCCCCTTCGGCCGTCTCGATTGCCTTTTTTGCGGCACCGATCGCGGTTTCGGTTTTGCTAGCGCTATCGGCTTTTGGGTTGCTCACCGACGGCGAAGTCAGAGTCGTTTGCGGTAATGGCGGCAAGTGGACGTTTGTTGCGCCGAGTGCCCGCGCTTCGAGACATTTAACGGCGTCGCCTTTGCCGCGATGATGATGGTCCGCCACCCCACAAGCCCAGATCTGAATCGGAGGGTTAAACGGCTCTTGCGTAGGCGCAGGCGACACCGTCGCCGACAGAGGCGACTCCGGTCGGGAACGAATTGCCTCGGAAGCGGCGGAAGCTTTCCAGCAGTCGAATCTCGCTTCGGGGTTTGCCGGACGATCGACTAGCGAGATCTCGTTGAGAACCAGGCCGATGATAGCCTTGGGGTTGCCGGCCTCCCGCTGTGTGACTCGGCCGCCGATCGAAAAGCCACGATACACCTGGTTTCTGACTTTGCTGATCGCGATCGGGTCGACGACATGGGCGACGATCCGCGTCGTCCCATCGTCACCGACCTCGGCTTCCAGCGTCGTTCCAGCGGCCGAGAGCTGGTGCATCTCGCGCAGTGCCGGAAAACGCATGTAGTCGGGGATCGCGGCGCGCATCGCGTCAGCCCGAATGATCTCGCCTTGGTCGTCCACCACTTCTGACGACGCGATACCGTGCACCCGCACGGTTCCATCGTCTTGAGGCTCGACCTTCTCGATTGCGCCATAGAGTCGCATGATCAACATCCCGCCAATAAGCCGCCTGAGCCCGTCCGATAGCTGATCATTTTCCCGGCGGCTCCCGACAAAGCGATCCCCCATCCCATTCCTGATCGCCGGCGACGACAGGTGCTGACTGCGAAAGTGGCGGAAACGGCCGGCCCACTGCCTGCGCCAGTATTTTAATTGCTCCCAACACCTGATCCGCCGCCGCCGAATTGTCCGGAACAAGAATTTTGACGGCCGCGGCGGCGAGACCCGCCCAGACCGGGTCCGCCGTAACGAAATAGCAGACGGAGCCGGCGAGGATGCCAAAGCCGACGACCGTGCTGGGCTGGGGCGGCCACCGAAAGGCTGTCTTCTGGAACATATGTCTGTTATCCAATCAATTCAACGCATTGACTTCAAACCAGGTTGCAACCACGTCATTGGCTACACCGGCTGTGTAGGACGAGCCGGTCAGGGCAATGACAAGAGCGCCCGACTCGACCGCCCTCGGAAAGACCGGCAAGCCGATCCCGCCACAAATGCCGCCGAGGATCGAGGTACCTTGCGCGTACTGCGTGTTAGTCCCGGCAGCCCCATATTTGCAGACGTTGGCCGTCAGCTGCCAACCAACGTTGTTGTTCGGTATCGTCCCGCTGACCCACGGACCGGTGTCGGCGATTACGCTCCCGCCAGTAACTATTCCTGCGGATATCGTGGCATTGAACCACAGCTTGAGACGCTTGTCATTCGTTGTGGCTCCGGTGCTGCCCTGGGCGGTGATGCAGAGCCCACGGCCCGGGACATCAAAGCTCGATGCCGGCAGAGTATAACTTGCCAGCACATCGTCAGTGGTATCGGCGTTATTGCCGGCGAGTGGGTTACCGATCTCGCGATGCAGATTGCCGTCGCTGAGAATAGTACCGATTCCGTTGCCAAAATACGTCAGCATGTTGGAAGGCATGACACCGACACCCGGAACGACGCCGTCGAGTACCCAGATCGCCGCACCGGTCGCTGCCGAAAGGCAGGTCCAGGTGCGGCTGGCGGTAGTGTTGAGCCAGCGCGAGCCGACCGAATAATCCTGGGTATCATCGTCGGCCCCACTTGGATCAGCTGTCGCCGAAAGATTGTCATATGCGGGCAGCATGGTGCAGCCGCCGCGGATCAGATCGATCACATCGCCGGCCGCCGCTGCAGCGATGACGCCCTTCGCGTCCGTCGTGTAGGAGGCTCCCGATGTCTGATATCGCGCGTAGGCGGCAGGTGAGAATAGCTTTGTGGTCATAGCCGAGTTTTCCTGACTGTCACGGACCCGGCGGCGTGCACTGGACCGTAGCGTTGAGCTTGAGCACGCGGCCGTCGCTCAGAGCAGCCGAGGCTTCGAGGATATAGGTACCGCCGGCAGCCGTGATCGGCATGCCGCCGATCGAGGCGACCGAGAAGAACCCCGTACGCGTCTGCAGCGACCCATCAATCGGGCTTCGCAGCTGGATTGCTGTCTGGCTCGAGACCGACAATACCCGAGACTGCGGTACCGGGTCGGTGGCAGTCTGAAACGGCGCTAGGGCACAGCTCCAACTCGTCGAAACCATGGTCGCTGCACCCATATCCGCGGTAAAATCGAAGGCGAAGTTGTCGATTTCACCGACTTCGATCGGATCAAATGGGGTTGTCAAGCGCATAGACGAGATTCCTCATTGGTTTCTAAGCCGGCTGCTACCGCTAAAATCTATGAAAACGTTCTGGGCTGTCGGGTGAGGTGGTTCGTCTGCTAGAAGAAAGACGGCCCGAGTAGGCAGGATCAAGCCGCCGACGGCGTTGCATGGTATGTTTGGTCCTTGCGTCGCGGCTACGAAGAGCCGCTCAGTCTCGATAACTGAGGCCGAGGCGGGCTCTGGTGCAGTCTCGACCACGTCGGCTACGGGAGTCAGTGCGGCCCAGCACGCAGCCCTGCCGCTGAATAGCCTCAGCGTCTCAAATCGTTGCCCAAGCGAGCCATCTCGTTCGTAGGTGGTCCTGGGTCGCTCTCGAATTTCACAGTCGTTTGAGAAGACGTAGGCGGCCGGGTGTTCTGAGAATGCGCCGTTTGACTGGAGAGGTCAGCAGACGCTCTAGAGAAACTCGCACTGACGCCGGCAGCGCTGCCCACTCGATCGACAAGGCTTCATCCGTAACAACTTTGTTCACCTGTCCCAGCCATTCAACACGAATCGCGACACTGTGCAGTTCCAACGTGAGCCATTCGAGGAGCCCGCCGTTATCTCCGCTCTGTCGAGCCAGAGATTCAAAGGCTGCAGGCGTTGTGACACTGACGCCAACCGCAGACCTCGAGGTCGATCGCACGATCCGCCGAACACGCCCATCCGGCGTGCGGCGACGTAATATGAGGTTGACGGTCGGCGTCGGCTGCAGAAGCCTCCGAACACGCCCGTCCGCCGTGCGACGGCGAAAAATATTTGACATTCATACTCCGCCGTCCCAGGCACCTACCGCATACGGAATAATCGCCGGCCGCCGCCCGCGGTGCCCGGACCGACGCTCGCCAGGATCGACAGGATAACTTGCTGTGCGTTGGCCGAGATCTGGTGCTGGTTCGCGATGTGGTCAATCATGCTGTCAAAGTTGAAGGGCGCAACTGATGTCTCGAGTTGCTTGACGCGAACCGTATAATTGGTGACGTACGCCGACCAAGTCGAGTCATAGTATGACGGCCCGTTGTAGGCGGTATAGTCCGCGTTCCCGAAACAGCAGTTATCGCTATAATTGACGATTTGATATTGCCGCCGATTCGCCCCATAGCTCGCCATCGTGTAAAAGTCGATGTAGCCTGCTACGCTGAAGAAGTTGACACAGCCACCCTCACCAGTGCCCCCGGTTTGACCTTGAGTGAAACCCACCCAGCTGCCGGCGACCGGGATGCTGATCTTGACGCGCGTATCGAGCCCCGGCAGGATCGTCGTCGTCCAGCCGCCCCCCGAGAGCCCGATCATATCATATCGTTCGAAGCTGTGATTTGCGCCCCAATAGTTCATCGCCTGAACCGCAGGCTCGAGGAAGTAGCTCATCGCGATGTTGCCGTAGGAGCTGAAAAGGGCGAGGTGAGAGGATACGACCCCACATGCCGGCATGTTCATCGCGAACACGCTGTAACCCGCGGCCAGGAGCGCTTGTAGTACGGGCTGGATACGGTACCCCGAGGCCATGCCAGTCCAGTCGCACGTATCCTGGTGTCCAGGGTTGAAGATTACGACGCGGCCATTATTGGGCGAGTTCGCATTGTAGAGGTTCGAGGTGTTGCTCTGCCCATTCGACATCGACGCTACATACTGGTCGACACGTGCCACGTTGTAGGTCGGAAACGGGTTGCTGATCCCGGTCGTGACCTTCGGCAAGGTGGTCGGCAGGTTCGAGGTGCCCCACAGCTGGTTGATCAGGGTGGCGCGGCGGGTGATGATATCGGTCGGCGAGGTGATCGTCGGATAGATGCCGTCGATCGCCCACGCAGCGTTCGTCAGCAGGCTCAGCGCCAGCGCCAAAGCAAAACGATTCATTTGAACGACATGACGGCGGCGCCGCTGTCGTTGATGCCGGATAAGGTCCATGTGGGATTTGTCGCACTAGCCGTGGTCTGGATCAGGTAAGCCGCAGCGCCCCCGAGCGAGACACCGGAGGTATAAGACTCATTGTCCGTGATCGTGTAGCCGCTGTCGATCGACGAAATATTGTTATTTGCATCGACCCCGGCGATTACCAGCTCATTGTTTTGGCTTGGCGTGACATATCCAGGCTGGACTGTCGTCGTGCCTGTAGTGTTTTGGCCGGAACTTTGGTCCGCCGGACTCGAAGCTGAGCCGCTCCACGCCATGACCGTGATCGGACCATTGGCTGCGGACCAAGTGAAGGTATGTCCTGAGCCGACCGTTGGATTGTAAACATAATAAATGCTGACCTGTGTATCAGCACCACTGGTTGCGAACCCGAGCGTCCAGATGTTGCCCTTACTATCGCTGATACTGCCACTTGAGGCGTACCAGTTACAGACGGCCACCAGCAGATTGGCGCTGGTGGTATCGATAGCGCTCGTCGTTACTCCACTGCCTGCGCCATCGATCCCCGTATGAGCGATCAGACTCCATCCGCCGCCACCATCACTGCTGGGCCCGGGGAGCCCGGCACGCGTGGTCGGCAGCTGCGCCGGTGCGCCGGACGACGCGACGCAAACGAGCGCGAGCGCTGCTCCAAAGAAAAAGAGTCTCATCATGGCTAGAACTGCGCCCAGACGATCGAACCGGAAACCTGGCTCGAGCCACTCACCAACAGACAGACATTATCGGCCGCTATGGCGGTGCGCGCTATCACCCCTTGTCCATTGCCGAACGCAAGGCCGCCGTTCGCGGCCAGGTTCCACCCCGTAGCGGGGGTAGGGCCGCCGGCCATGCCGGCTGTGCTGCTCCCACAGGTTGTACCTGTCCCCTCGACCAGAGCAATATTGTCGGCCGCCCCGGCGATCAGGTTGACGCTGCAGAGGTAGGTCTGCTTGGCCGATGTCCCGGTGATGATCTGTGTATTGGCTGTGATGCTGATGGCGGTCGAGGTTGTGTTCGAGATGCTCGCTCCGGCGCACCCCAGCGAATTCGGCGACAGGCCGACGACCAAAGCCGGGTCTGTCGCGGCCGGCGCCGTGCTCGCCGCCTTGACCGCGGCGCGATTCGCCGCACCGCCACCATCGGTGATTGCGTTCGGGAACACGCAGTTGTTGCTCACGTCATTAATCTCAGCTACGTTCTGCGTCGTCCCAGTGGAGTCCTTCACTGTGAACGGACTCGGACAGGAGGCCTGGGCCGTTGCGCCGCAACCTGTGGCCACCGCGATCAGCACGGCCAATATCCAGATTTTCGATTTCACTGTAATGTTCTCCTGCTATCTGATCACCATCGTAAGAGTCACCGCGTTGCAGCCAGTGCTCACGGAGAGATCCGTCTGCAGCGAGCCGCATGGAGTTGCGCTACCGAATACTCCACTTCCGGAATAATAGGCCAGGACGTCGTAGTTGCCGCCGGCAGCATCGCACTGAAAGCCGTACCCACCGAAGGCTACATTGACAATTGCAATGCCGTTACCGTCGAACGTTGATCCGCCGGACGCTTGCACTGTGATATTGTTGGTCGCCTCGTCGCCCTTAGCGCCCTTGATCCAAAATACATGCCCTACGATCGGGGCCGAGGTGGTACATTGCGGTAAGGTCTCAGTCTTCGCTGAGGACGATGAGCTATTCCACACGATCGTCTGGTCGGAAATCGATGCAGAGTCGGCCGAGCCGCTTGAGACGACACGACTGACCCCTGAGCCGACCGTCGCGCTGATCACGCCATTTGAAATTTCGATCGTCCTACCATCCGGCTCGACGATGCCGAACGAGCCGGTTGTCGCCAGTCCCGGGGTCACGGCTAGAGACCAGTGATCGTTACCATCCGAGCTTGCGCACACATAGGCGTTCGGGTTGAACGTTACCGAGCTGCCGCTGACCCCCGGGAAGCCCGAGAAGGTGGACGTCGTCGTCGCCAACGTGAAGCCACGCTGCGACAGGTCAGCGAAACAGAATCCGGCACCATCCGAGCCGCTCGTGGTCGAGCCGTTGGCGCGCGGCAGGGTGAAGGTGATGGAATTGCTGCCATTCGCCAGATAGAGCTGCACGCCATCGCCGATCGCGACAGCGTGGTTCGCGGTATAGGCCAAGGCGCAGCTTTGCGGCGATAAAGTGCCGCCGGCCGGGCCGATCGTCTGGAAGCCTGTGTTGCAGACACCGACCTGGTTGGTGAGCCCGGCACCGAGGGTTATGATCCGATTGAACGAGAGGTCCTGCGAACGCGCCAAGCCAGAAGCAAGCGCGGCGACCAAGGTGACGAGAATAGTTGCTCCGAGGATCCTACGCATAACTCACCAGCGAGTGCTTGGCGTAGAAATTCGCCGCCGTGAGATCGAATGCTGAGCCTGATTGGTTGTAAACTAAGATCGACCAATAGGTCGGCATGAAGCCGAGCAGCGAATAAACCGAAAACTCCGGGAAATAATAGACGGCAGCGTTGGCTGTCACGCTCACCACCGGCGTCAGGGACGCTAAGCTCCCGAGCAGCGAAGACTGGTCCGAAGTCGAGTTCGGATTTATTCCATTCGTCCAACTGGTGCCGTCCTCGCTGCATACCAGAAACAGCGAGGCAATGCCCGATCCGCTGACTGAGTTCCCCGACTTGATCAGGATTGGCGCCACCATGTCATCGTAATATTGAACCAAGGTCGTGCCGAGGGCCCCGAGCCCTTTCGCTTGCCCGTTAGGCAGCGCAGTCAGGTTGTCGGTCGACTGGCCCGGTCCGAGTGGAAACGTCGCCAATGAGGCGACGCTGAGAGGATTGCTCATGACATAGTCGCCCTTATTTTCAGGTCGTCGTCCCTTGGATCCGGAAATCGGCCGAGCCTTTGTAGGCCGTGGTGCCGGCCGGCAAGGTCAGCCGCAGCCACACACCCTGCGCACCGGCCGCATTCGGCGTGGGGCCAGGCGGCAGGTCGCCCGGGCTGGGCACGCTCAGGAGGGCGGGCTGCGTGATGAAGCCCCCGACGCCCGAGAAAGGCGCGGTCTGTCGATTGGCGACGGATCCGGTGTCGTTCAGCTCCGTCGTCAAGGCCAAGTCCAAAAGCGCACCCGAAGACGGGGTTGGCGCCTCGTTCGCCAACTCGATCTGCGCGCCGGTCAGTGCCGTCGCGGTGTTGTTGTTTACAACGAAAACTTTTTCGTAATAGGTACGCTGTGACCCGGACGGCACATCCGCCGCACTGGTCGAGAACATGCGAATCACTGCCGTCACTGGGTTCGGCAAGATCTCGAATAGCAATCCCTGTAGGATCTTATACGTCGTCGTGTTGTCCGGTACAGTACCCCAGTCTCGGCTGACAGCGACAATATCTGTGCCATACCCCACAGTAGCGACGATCTGCCGCAACTGATTCGCACCGGTGCCGCTCTTGGTCCAGATGATCTGGCCGGCGGAGACCAGGGCACCGTCGCCCGATTGCAGTGTGAACAACGCCGGTGTCGTACCGCTTTGACTAGCTGAACCACCCTGCGCTGTGCGGACCATCCCGTCGGTCGTCACCCCGCTCGCGGGCAGCACGCAGCTATGGGCAGCGAGCGCCACGTCACCAACCGCAGGGATACCACCAGGGTCGGCCAATGGTCCGTTCGGACTCGCCCCTGACAATGCGGCGCAGAGCAGCCGCTCGAGAGATTGTGACCCGGTCACCCAGCTCTGTCCGTTCAAGGTCAGCGCCTGGCTTTGAACTGAACCGGTCGAGTCGCGTCCGGAATAGGCGATCGTCGTCGCGGTATCGTCCAATGAGCTCGAGATGACATCGACACTGCCGGCTGGGGTGATGTCATAAAACGCGACACGACGAGTGAAGTCGACCGCGCCTCCTATCGCGGCACCGTCGGTCTCGGGCATGTGGGCCGAGCCGTAAACGACGATGTCGGATGGCAGCACGCTCATCAGAGGTTCCTATATTCGTCGACATCAGGTTCGAGCAGTCGATCGGGTCGGCAGAAATCAGAGAGGCGATCTGGACGTACTCGCCGGAAAGAAGGGCTGTTATTCGCTGGGGGTAGTTGTACGGGTGTTCGCTTTTGGCACCACAGAGTCGCGCAGCAGGACCGGCCCCTGAGCGGTTAGAAACATCGGCGCGTCACCACCCTCGACCGGATCGAGGCCCAGGACGTCGCGGGCCTCGTTCAAAGTGAAGATGCCGTCCTTGACATAGCTGCTAAGGATTACGGATTGGTCTCTGGGGTCCGTTGGCCGTACATCCGACCAAGCAAATTCGAGGTCGCTATGGCCCATTCGCTTCTGGATGACGCTATCGACCAGCCGCTTGACCCAGCCCATCAGCGGGGCCAAGCCCTCCTCGAGACCGGCTTCCTGCGTGGTCTGGGCCGTTGCCCGGTTGACCTGCGGGGTGAATGCTGTCGGTGGCAATGAGAACGCATAACAGACGATCCGTGCCAACCACTCGTCGAAATCATCCTTGTAGGGTGCTTCCTTGAAGGCCTGATACTTGGCGCCGCTAGGTCCCCATAGCAGCCGTGTGCGGCTGCCCGTATTCCCGGCCAGGATGGAATCGAACCATTCCTGGTACTGACGGATCTGCTCGGTGTTCCAACCGTCTGGCGCGTTCATCAAACCGGGCGGGACGTTCCCTTCAGTGAAATGCTGCAGTTGCATGATCTGCCGGCGCAGCCCGATGTTGACCGTCACGACGATCTGCTCGACAGGGCCGAACCCATAAGCCTTGTGCGGGCGACGGTTACGGGGCAGGTAGATCAGCTCGTCGTCGCTTAGAAGGCGCCACGGCCGGCCGTGGATCACCTGCTCGTATGCGGGCGCTGGCGGCTGCGGCCGACGTCCGGTGTCGTCGACCAGCACCTTGATCGTCGACCCGTCGACGACATCGAGGCCGATGATATCGCCGCCGCGGTTGCGGCGTATCTCGACGGCCGGTGCATCGAGCACAAGGACGTCCTCGAGCGCCTCACGAAGCCACGTCGCGAAAGGTTGCTCGCCGTCGGGCATACGCCAGAACTCGGTCAACCGCTCGATGTGTGCTGGAGCGTCCGCCACCGGATTACGATCGTCGCGCGATTTGATGGTCCACTCAAGCTTCTCAATTTGGTCCTTGCGCGTCTCGATCGCGAGCCGGGTGATATCGTGGCTCTCGGCCAAGGCCCTCAGTTCGTCAAACCCGATCGGCTCGTAGGAGCGGGGCGTGTACGTCGTGTTGTAGCCGACCGGAAAATCCCACAGCCGCACCCGCTCGCGTTCGGGCGGTACTAGCGGATAGCTGGGAGAAAAGATTCCCTGGTCGGGCTGGAAGACCTGGCGAAATTGCGTGATGTCGTTCTGAGTTCCCCAGCCTCCCCAGGTGTATGATGTAATTGGCTCGCGACCGCGTTGCGTCAACGGGGTTTGCTTTCCGCCGGCAGGTGGCATGGCTTACTCCGCACCTCTTGCGCAACCGGCAGCGGCCATCATCAAAATCCTCCGGCGATTGGCACGCGCTTCCAGGTGTTTGTCGCAGTGCAGATGTAGAGGAAGCTGCTGTCGTGCGTCATCTGGTTGGTCGTGCAGGCTGACGACGAGGCCGGCGAACTCGCGGTGATCAACCCGCCCAGATTGTTGAGCGTCTGCGGTGTTGCCCCGACGACCCGGAAATTCGAGCCGTCGAATTGCAGAATCGCATATTCGTAGTTCTGCCCGACTGCCAGATTGATCGAGTTGCTGGACACACCGCCACCCGCCGGTATCAGTATTTTTTCTCCGGCAGCGCCATTGACCTGGACGGT